GCTGAAGGTTCGCTAGGGCCGTGAGGTAGGAGTCGAACTTCTGGGCTGCAAAGTCCCAGCTAAAGGTCTTGGCGTGCGCTGCCCCGGCCGCCCCGAGATCCCGCCTCAACCCCTTGGAGTGGTAGAGACGCTCGATGGCGTTGGTGAATGCCGGTGCGTCCGGTAGCCAGTTGTCCTCGCCCGCAGGAGTCGTGATCAGATCCTTGGGCTCGAGGAGGATCCCGCCGGGTCCGACCACCTCTGGGATGGCGGACACGTTCTGGGCCACGATGGGGATGCCGCACGCTGCGGCCTCGAGGAGGGTCAGGCCGAAGCCCTCGCCCCGAGAGGTTGAAACGAAGCAGTCGAAAGCCGAGTACAGGACGTTGAGGTCCGCGAGCGGCCAGCCCTCGTAGCTCGAATGCAGGCCCGGGAAGTGGAAGCGCATGTGGTCGACTGTTGGCTCTTCCCGCGAGAGCAGCGCCTGAAACCTGACCCCGACGCTGTTCCCTTCGTCCTCGCACTGGAAGTGAACGTCGATGTCGCTGTACTTCTTCATCAGCGGCCAGAGAGCCTTCACCAGAGCCGGGTAATCCTTGCGGCCGGAGTTGGTGTCTACTCTGCCCACGAGGAAGTGGTCAGGGTCGTACCCGAGAGCCCGCTTGCAGTCAGCCTTGGTCTTGCAGACCACCCCGTTGGAGGCCGTCTTCGGCTTCTCCTCGATGGGCCAGAACGTCTCGGGATCCACTCCGTGGTAAACGAGCTTGCTGCCCTCGTACGCCTTCTGGCCGTGCTTGCTCATCGCCACGACGTTGGTGACCTTGGGCACGATGGTCGTCCAGCGGGGCGGGAGATTGATCCCGTCGTCTGGGATGTACGAGAGGATCGGCCGGTACTGCAACAGGATGTTCTGGGGGTCGTACTTGTTCTTGAACAGCAGGGTGAGGATGACCGACGGGTCGAAGAGCATCACCACCGCGTCCGGTTCGACCTTGCCCAGCATCTCGAGGATGCGAGACTGCCCGTAGATGTCCGCGCCGACGAGGGTGTCCGGTCGGTAGAGACGAAGCGGTGTCGGGTGGTCGTGACCCGGGCGCTCGCAGGACCATGAGTCTCCTCGGTGGTTGACGGCCAGCACGCTGATCTGGTGCCCGTAGTCCTCCACGAGCCTCTCGCCGATGGCATGGGTCACGCGGGCGAACCCCGTCGTGCAGCCCGCGTCGGACAGCCACAGGAACTTCACTTCACCTCCACGCCCGAGGGCTCATGGGTGGGGAGGACGCCGAGAGTCACGGCAAGGGCAAAGCCACTAGCCACGGGACTCGCTTTCCTGCCGGGTTGCGACTGGAAAAACACGCCCTCGCTATCTCAGCGCCCTACTCATGAATGGAAATGCCAACCGAGCCGGGGATCACCACCCAGCCGACATGGATGAGCGCCTGAGCGATGTTCGTCGTCCCCAGTCGGCAGTGAACGCCATGGATCAACTGCTTGACCCTCTGGTGGCTGATACCCAAGCAGGCCGCCGCTTCCTTCTCACTGCCGTGGATAGCGGACTCGGCCAGAGCCACCAGCTCCTTGGGGGTTGGGGGCTTCCCGTAAACCTCGGAGGGCTCCCACGCATGGCAATCACCGGAGGCAACCGAGATCCTCGAGAGACGCTTGGCTCTGCGCCGCAGCTTCGCCTGAGCGTTGTCCCTGACGCGCTCCGCCTCGGTCCTCCGCGCCACTACTGGCGGCGGACAGTCACCATCACCTCGGGCGCGGTCGTCTGGATGCGACCGCCCAGATGAGTGATCTCCCACTGGACCAAGTAGTCCCCGGGGACAGAGAGGTCGTTCGCCCCCCACGAGTAGCTGACCTTGCCATTGGCTCCGTCGATGATCGACCCGGCTGCATTCACCGTGTAGCGGTGATCATCGGGACGCCGCATCTGGAACCGCACGCCTTCGGCCCGCGAGAGGTCGATGATCGCGGTGGGGTCGTCCTCCTCGTGGATGATCGACGTGATGTCTGGGGCGGTGTCGCCCTGAACGAAGGTCAGGCTCATGGGATCAGGGACGTCCTCCCGGTGAAGAAGAAGACGATGGCTCCGATCAAGCCGAGCACCCAGCACCACTCCTCGGCGAACTTACCGACGTCGGTGAGGATCTTGATCCCCGTGGCGACGGCGATCACCCCTGCCAGAAGGACGACCAAGGCCACGATGACCCCGAAGCAGATCGCGAGAACGATGCGAGCGAACATGTCTACACCTCGATGGTGGCGTCGAGGCTGAAGGCCCCGGCGATCCACGCTCCCACGACGAACGGTGCCCGTCGTGTGAAGAGCCACGTGAAGTCGATGGTGGCTGCGCTCGTCGTTGGAGCGATGGTCACTGCCGACGTGAGGGCCTCGAGGGTGGCAGCGGAGGCTGTGGCTGCGATGGTGGCGGCCGAGAACGTCGCCTCGGTGCGCTTCGTGATGCGGAGGCTGATCGAGGCGTCGACCGAGAGCGACGTCGTCGTCGACTTTCGGAGGACCGCGTCGATCCCGAAGACCCCGTGAGGGGCCGTGAGAATGGCGGCCCCGAGCGGGAACGTCCCAGCCTGAGTCCGGCGCGAGATCCCGTCGATGGAGAAGGATCCGGTGGCCCCCCCGAGGAAGATCGCCGCGACCGGGAAGGAGCCCCCGAAGGTCTGGGTGAGCACCGCGTTGGCGGTGAACGCCCCGCTCCGGTGGATCAGCTCGACCCATGCAGAGACAGAGAAGGAAGAATGCTGGGGGAACAGGAAGACGGCGTTGGTGGCAAACCCGCCCATTCGGGTGGCCCGCAGGACCGCATCGGCCCTGAAGGCTGCCTGACCTACCGTTCTCTTCGTCGCGTCGAGGTGGAACTGGCCTGAGCCAGCGCCCCGCAGGACCGCGTTGATCCTGATGGTAGCAGACGCTGTACGCCCTACGACGGCATCCGCATGGAATGACCCGGTGACGTTCTTCTGGACCGACGCCTCGACAGGGAAGAACCCGGTCTGACTGGACTGCAGGACGGCTGAGATCTCGTACGAGGCGCTAGGACGGCTCAGGACGAGAGCAGAGACGGTCCACGGCGCAGGCGTCCGGGTCGAGAGGATCAGTGCGTCAGCGGTCAGCGCAGAGGCGCGTGGGGCCTGCAGGACCGCGTCCAGCGAGAAGCCAGCCGAGACTGAGGCGACGATGACCGCATCAGCCGTCAGGCTCCCGGTGGAATGGCCCAGAACAAGGGAGCTGACCCCGAAGGCGCTCGACGTGGTCGTCCTGACGACCGCCTTGATGGTGAAGCTCGAGGTGATCGGAGCGGCCACGATGGCGTCGGCCGGGAAGCTCGCGTAGTACGGGCCCGCGATCCACGCATCGATGTTCGAGAACCCGAACTTCGCGGAGAGCACGAAGGCGTCGAGGGTGAAGGTCCCCGCGATCCACGCCCCGAGGGAAAAGGTTCCAGCCTTCCACGCGTCGACCGAGAAGCTCCCGTTGACCGGGGCTGCGATGATGGCGTCGGTCGTCAGGGTGCCCGAAAGGGTCCGTCGGACAACAGCGTCGGCGACGAACGCTGCCGTGGCATACGCCCTGACGACCGCATCCAGAGTGAACGCAGCGGCGGTCGACCGAGTTACGATGGCGTCGGTCGTCAGGGAAGCTGCGTAGATCCGGCGCAGGACCGCGTCTACCGAGAGCGACGAGGACGCGGTCGCCCTGACGACCGCATCGACTGTCCAGCTCCCAGACCCCGCCACGGCGACAACAGCCGACAGGGCAAAGGACGCGCCATGAGGGCTCAGGACGGCCGCATCGAGAGTGAATGGCGCAGGTGCCCGCGTCCCCAGCAGGATCGCGTCAGCGGTCAGCGCAGAGGCGCGTGGGGCCATCCTGATGGCGTCGATCAGGAAGGAGCCACTGCCCGTTCCCTTGATGAGGGCGTCAACAGTTGCCGACCCGCTGACGTCCGCCTTGACGATGGCGTCGATCAGGAAGGAGCCACTGCCCACCATGCCAATCTCGGCATCGACCGAGAAGGAACCGCTGGCAGCCTTGCCGAGAATGGCGCTGATGGGGAACGAGCCGATGACGTTCGCAACGACCACCGCGATGACGGCATCGATGGTTGGCCCCGGCCCATCCACGTACCCACCGGATCCACCACTCTGGAAGGCATCCGCCTGAACGGAGTTGCTCTGGAAGGCGTCCTCTCCACCCTCGAAGACGCCGGGGTCGAAGATAGCCCCGTCGAAGATCGAGGGCAGCGCCGAAGGGGTTCCGCTGACGCCGAACACCATGGTTCGCAAGCGGATGGCATCAACGGTGAACGTCGAGTCGACGGCCTCACCGATCACCGCGCTCAGGGCAAACGAACCGCTGGCGCTCCCCGCTACGATGGCATCGGTCGTCAGGCTAGCCTGACTTGTTCGGCGAACAATGGCATCGAGGGGTCCGTTACCCACAGCCGTGTGCTTGACGACCGCATCCAGCGCGAACCGTCGCGGCACGATGACCGCGTCGAGGGCCAGCCCCCGGCCCCACATGGTTACGAGGTCAGCGACGACCCTCGTGAAGAAGAAGGTCGACCAGACACCCTGAGGGAAGTTGCTGTCGTCGTCCCGGTAGAGGGTTGACGCGGACTGGATCCACGGTGAGAGGTGGGGCGCACCGTACAGGGCGTCCTTGCGAATGGTCGCGTCTACAGAGAACCGTCTCTGGGCGATGACGGCGTCGACGGAGAAGGACCCCGGCTCGGTCCCGAGGACCACGGCCGAGAGCGGGATCCCACCCGTCCCCCACCAGAACTTATCGCCCCAGACCGCCAGCTCGGCATCGTCCGTATCGTTCGGGTTGATGCCTCGCCGGAGCTGGGTCTGGTCTCGAAGCCACGTCGAGACGGGGGGTCGAAGACGCCCCGGCACGACCTATCCCTGCGTGTAAACGACTTGGCCCGAGACGATGGGAGAGGTGGTGGTCCCCGGGATGAACACGAGGAACGGAACGGTGTTGTCGAAGAGGCGGGGCATGCCGCTGGTGATGGCGTCCACCGCAGCCCCCGCGTAGGCCACAGGGATCGGGATGCGGGCGAGGACGCGGTAGAGCACGAGGCTGTACCCGCCAGAGTTCTGGGTGGCGTTCTTGATGTGGCTCTGGATACCTCGCACGCCGACGTCGCCTGCGGCCAGAGGGATGGGGATGAAGGTGCCGAGGATCATGCTCGCCGTGAGGGCGAGAGTGGGGCTGACGCTCCCGGCGGTGCCGACCGAGTCGACGTAGGTCACGTTGAGGTTCGGGGTGCCAGCGCCCATGTTCGAGTTGACTTCGTACGCCGCGTAGACGCCGGTCCCGTTCCTCGACCCGTTGTTGTCACGGGGCGGAAGAGCGAGGTAGACCGACCCCGAGGTGCCCTGCACGGTCACGTTCACCGGGATGGTGAAGTTGTTCACGTCCACCCACGTGATCGTGTAGAAGTCGTTGATGACGGGCGTCGAGGTCGGGCAGTTGACGTAGACCACCTGACCGTTGGTGAAGCCATGGCCCGTGGCGTTGATGTTGGTGGGGTTGGCGACGGAGGCCGTGACGATGGTCGCGCCGCTGGTCTGGGTGCCGGTCGAGGTGGCGGAGTTGCCGCTGTTGTGCCAGAGGCGGTCGCAGAGCCAGAGCGTCCCCACCGTGGTGGCCTCGGCAGCGAGTCTCGCGAGGTACGAGTTGCCACTCGAGGGGTTGGTCCAGTCGAGCTGGCCCGGGTAGCTTGTCAGGGCAGCCCCCTGCATGCCGGGTGTGGGGGCGATGGAGGCAGCAGGGTAGCCAGCCGCGTACAGGAGCGAGTACGCCTTGCCAGCCACCTGCGTCCCTGTTCCGATCTTGTAGAACTCGTGCGGCGGCTGCATCCCCGCGATGATGCCGTCGAGAGTGGTGATCGCCATGCTCGTCTCCTTTCAGGACACAGCAAAGCCCCGGCCAGACGACCGGGGCTGATTGATGGTGGTATTCAGTTCGCTCGAGAAGGTCCCGGCCATTGGATTGGCCCCTTTCGATTACCGCATGGGATTGCGGTGAGGACTGTTACGTGATGCTGATCGTGACGCCAGACGAGATGGCGGCGTACCCAGTCTGATTGTTGATAGCCATGACCTCACCTCACAACGTCCGACGGAAGTAATCGACGTCCATCGACCCGTTTGTACCCTCGAGAGTGAAAAAGAGACCGACCAGAGTCGGGTAGATGTAGATGGTTCGGCTGATACTTGCTCTCTGCGTGAAGTGAATACCGTCTTCCGACGTCGAGAAGATGAAGTTCGTACCGTTGTCACGCAGCCGCAGCCACCGCCACACGTTGGCCCAAGGGCCAATGGATCCGGGTCCAGCCAGATAGACGTTATCCCCCGATCCGCCGAAGCTTGCCATGCCTCCCGAGTCCCACCCGAAACCATTGATCCAGATCAATGTGAAGGAGTGCCATGAGTTGCCATCGGAGACACCAAGGCCCCCACCAAAGTAGTTGCCGACAGCGTTCAGGCGTACCTTGGTCGTGACTTCCCAGACGCCAGACGGCATGGGCTGCACGATGTGATGATGACCCCCATCGCCAATCGCCCGTGAAAGCGTGAGTATCCCCCCGGCAACCGTCGCCACCGTCGACGCCTGATTGAGCCACGTCCAGCGTCCCGTATCGAGCGAAGATCCATTGAACTCGTCGTCGAGCGAGCCGGGGGCCATGGGCACGGCATCAACCCCGAGGGACGCCCAGCGACTTCCCCGAGGCAGCCCGTAGACGGGCTGGGGAACGATGATCTGGCTCTGAGGGGAACGAGACATCAATAGTCCCCGAGCTGGGCCACGACGTCGATCTGCTTGGCAGTCGTGACCGTCGCGAGAACCCCCACCTTGAGGACCTCGCCACTCGCAAGGACGAGGTAGCCGAGAGACGGGGCCAACGTGGCGAGGGCGTCGACGCCCGCGACGGTGGTGTACCCAGCCCCGATGGCGATCACCGTGTCAGCAAGGTGGTAGTCCGTGCCCCCGATGTTCTTGTACCACACGAGGGTCATCGCGGCGGTGTCGGTCGAGGAGACGGAGAGCTGGTCGATGCGGCTGCCGTTCGTGCCGCCCGTGTAGACCATCTTCAGGGCCGTCGTGTCGGCGGGCACGATGGTGACGCCCGCGTTCTTGACGACAAGCTCGAAGATCGGTGCGGTGTTGGCGGCCATGGCGGCTCCTTACCTGAAGAGGTTGTAGGCGGTGATGAGGCCAGCGGCGGAGGAGGTCGCGGACCCCTTCTCGGGCCTGAACGTGATGCCACCCGAACCGTCAGGGGAGGCGACCTTAGTGATGTCCGTCTCGGCCGTCGCGTGGTCCGCGTTCCAGTCCGTCGCCTGTACGAGGGTCGAGTCGGAACCGTCGCTCTTCGCGGATGTCTTGGCGTGCTTGATGCCCATCAGATCACCTCTAGGTCGTGAACCCGAAGGACTTCACGCCACCGCTGCCGCCACTGGGCGATGCTCCATCCCCTGACATCAGGACCTCGATGCAGTCCTGACTGACCTTGCCTGCGGCGACCATGGAGTGGAGCACCTCGATCACATCCTGACTCACCAAGGCGTAGCAGGGCGAAGCGTAGCTGTACATGCGAAGACCGCCGACCCCAACGTACCAGTCGCCGTTGTTGGCGGTGACGTACAGCCGGTAATAGGCATACGAGGCAGGCGAGGCGATGGGGAAGGCGAAGTAATCCCCCGAGTTCGGGACGACCCAGTCAGTCTGGCTGTCGAGGTCAACCCACGTCGAGCCGTCAGATGATCCTTGGAACGTCCACGTCTTCGGGGTGCGACCGGGGTACGCATCGCTCCACCATGCCCTGAATGAGTATTCAGCTATCGTGACTGGGGAGTCGAACTGGTACTGAAGCCAAGCTGGCGTCCCGCCACCGTTCGTGATCCAGCCAATCCCGCCCCAGCCGTCCGCTGGATTGCCGTAATCGAAGGCACGCCACGGCGCAGTTGCCCCGTATGAAGACGAAGCCGAGCACACCCCCGATGGAGCCGTGTCTGAGGTCATGACGGGAATGTTGACAGACCCCGACACGAAAGGTGTCGGGGGCTCATAGGCTCTCAGAACCTCGACAACGTCTTGAGCCACCTTGGCTCTCGCCGTCCAGCTCCCCAGAGCCTCGACAACGTGCTGGGAGATCTTCGCAACGGGCATGGCCTAGCTCACAAGCTCGTAGCCGAACTCCGCTGCATTGAGTTCAGAGGCAGTCCATGCCGCCGAGGTGGCAGGGCTGACGGAAGCGGGCTGCAGCAGGATCGCGTGGGTTCCGGGGAGCGACACGGTCGACCCGTCGTAGTTGGTGCCCGCGATGCGCGTCTTGGACCGAAGCGTCCGCGCCGTCCCAGAGTCCTGACGGGCTTCGATGCAGTGCTGGATGGCGTTGATCGTGCCCGTCGGAACGTTATCGAACCCGAACAGGTCGATGGCTCCAGCCGAGGAGGCCTGATTGAACGTGGAGTCACCGTCCGCCGCAAACTCGTTCACGTTGGCGAAGTTGGCAGCGTAGTTGCCTGTCCAGTCGGTCTGGTTCCCAGCGGCGTTCGGGTAGATCGTGATGATCTTCTGGGGTCCGACGAAATCGTTGGCCGAGCCCCCGCTGTCGTCGAGGAAGTAGAAGTCGTCAAACCACACGCCGCTGGTGTCGGTCTGCAGTGCGACCCCATTCACGTAGTCGTGGGTTTGACCACGAGTGTTGGCTCCGGTTACCGGCGGAACCCACCCATCAGAGGTTCCATTGATGCGGAGTTCATACGCGCCAACCGTGTTGCTAATGGTCGCCTTGAACTCAAGGTGATACCACATGCGGGAGTTGAGCACGTTGGTCGACAGCCCCAGCAACGAGCCGTTGCGATAGACCCCGATGTGCCCCGTTCCGTCGCCTCGGACCTCGATCTGGTACGACTGGCTGGTCCCGTTATCGAGAAAGCCCACGATGGAAGTAGTACTAAGGAGGCTCTCGGTATAAAAGTTGAACCCGCAGACGAACGTGGCGTAGTTGGCGGGCAAAGTCTTGAAGAGCCCCCGGTCGTTCCGGCCTTGGAGCCTGAGACCCTGACCACCGGGCGGACGAGCGTATCGCGTCCGCGTGGAGACATCGTTCAACTCGGAGCCCGGACCCGCACCATTGAGGAACCCGGTCCACTTCTTGAGGAGATCGACTATGCCGTTCCAGTCCCACGTGGAGTCATAGTGGTCGAAGCCGTCGGCAAAGATCAGGGCCATGTCTCAGCTCCTCGTGTAGGTGACAGTCAGCTCGAGTCGCTTGACGACGGCGGAGCTGTTGAGGTGGAACCGGAGGATGTCGTTGGCGGCAATGGTCTTCGTCCAGCCGGTGAGCGTGGAGTCGGTGGCCTTGACGGCCGAGGAGAGAGTCGGGAGAGCGGAGGCCGTGATGGAGTCACCAACGACCGGGTGCGTACCGGGGGCGTAGTTGGCGTAGCTCGTCTTCCAGATGTCGATCACGGCGCTGCCACTCGCGTCAGCGAGGAGCGTCCAGCCTGTGATCGTCCCCCCGAACGGCACCGACACGTCGACCTCAGGAGTGCCGGTGATGGCGCTCGCACCCCCGTCGAAGACGGCCACGATGGAGGCGTCGACCACGTGGTCAGCGTTCCAGTCCGAGGGGCGCGTGACGGTGTGGTCGGCCCCGTCGCTCTTGGGGTTCGTGAATGCGTGCTTGACGGCCACGGCTATCCTCCGAGCATTCTCGAGGCGACGATGTCGACATCGTCTCCGCCGCAGACCACCCCGTTCGGCAAGAGCCAGAGCCGGGTCATGTCTCCGTTACGGTGCTTCTTCCCGATGCCGACAGCGACGATCTCGCTGCCCGCCATCAGGTTCCCCACGTGGTGCTTCGTGAAGTATGGCTGGTCACCCTGCTCCACGATCATGCAGAACAGGGGGCGGCTCGTTTCCTTGTGGTACAGGACCCACGTCGAGGGCGCTCGCATGAGAGCCATGTTGGCGGCGATCCATCCCGGCTGGTCGAGGTCGATGCCGGTGTTGCCGTTGGAGCGGTCATCCGGCTCGATGACGAGGAAGAAGGGGAAGTCCCCAAGCCACGGGCTCGCTTCCACCGGGACGGCCGTCCCCTCGATCACTTCCATCCGACCTTCTCCATCGCCTCTTCGCGGGTCATGACGCTCTCGCCGATCTCCTCGAGAACGGCTTCGCGGAACGCGCTGGCGGCGGGGTCTCGGAAGACGATCTCCCGCAGGAAGGTCCCCTCGGTGATGATCTGCTCACCGACGTGACCGACCTTGACGGACGTGTCCACGAAGATCTTGCTGCCGGATGCCTTGGCCTCGCGGCAGAACAGGAAGTCCTCGCCGTACTCCTCCTCCCAGCGGAAGAAGGGAGCTGGACGCTGGCTCTTGCGGTCCTTGAACTCAGGGAACGTGCCCGCCCCGTTGGCGGTCAGGATCCGGTCGAAGACGCGCTTGTGGATCAGGCAGAAGGCCATCCCCGTCGCATCCACTTCGACCGCCGCATCCGCAGGCCACCGCTCGAGGAAGGTGTACCCGTGGTTGTCGTCGGCCGCCATCTTGTACATGGTGGGCTGGTAGGGATCGCCCCTCTGGAAGCAGAGGCCGCCGACCATGTCGAGGTCGAACTTCTCGCGGGTCTCGACGAGGACGCGGGTGGCCTCGGGCTGCCAGACCATGTCGGAGTCGATGAAGAGGATCCAGTCCCCCTCCATCTCGTTGATGCACTGGTTGCGCTGGAACGTGAGGATGTTCCCCACGATGATGAACCGCTTGATGTATTGCCCGGGCTTGAGGTAGGTCCGGTCGTCCATCATCAGACTCACGGCGGTCGCTGCAGCCAGCGTGCCGCGAGTGACCATGGCGACGGTGCCCACGCACTCCTGCGCGTACGCAGGGTTCTCGTGGACCTCGAGGATCTCCATGTCCAGACCGTTGATCCCGGCCCCTTTCGGGACCTTAGGCTTCGCGACCATCGGTCAGGCGACGACGATGGTGGCCGCGTCGAGAACGGCGATCTCGTTGGTGGGATCCGTCACGTTGTAGAGCTGCACGGTGTAGCTCCCGGCGGACGGGAAGATGTAGCTGTTGAACTCGAACGCACCATCGGGAGTCGTCCCGAACACCTGCGTCCGCCCGACCTCGACCCCGCCGACCTTGAAGGTCATGGCAAAGCGGTTCTCGGGGTCCGCCGGGTACTTCGCGGCGTCGTGCGACCCGGTGTCGTTCGGCGCGGTGCCCGCGATGGCGAATGTGCAGACCGTCTTCTTGGCGGTGATGCTCCCGCTGGCGGGGATGACTGTGATCGCTGCGGCCATTAGATTGCCTCCACTGTTACGTCGACGAGCCGGTGCTCGTAGGGTACGACGACTTCATCGCGGAACATCTGCTCCTTACGATCAGAGAACCTCCAGAGCGGGCACTTCGAGCACCTCGAGAACACGACACCGTTGAAGACATCCGGCTCCCAGTCGTGCTCGCCCACGCATGTGTTGGTGGGCCCCTGCGCCCTGTGCGGTGACTGCAGGGGGTGCCACGCGAACGGTGGCTCCTCGATCAGGATCATGGGCCCGCACATCCTCTTCGCGAGGTTCTGGTCTTCGCTGCCGTGACGGCCGAGGAAGAGCATGTCGAAGCCCTGATGCTTCAGAAGCGCCTCTCTCTCGGCGGCGAAGCAGCCCGCGTAGCCACTCTGGTAGGTGTGGAAGCGGTTGACCTCGTGCTCCCTCGAGCGTCCGATGGAGGGATCCGCGTCGAGCAGCTCCAGCGGATCGAGGTCGTCGAAGTTGACGAAGCGATGGTGGCCCCAGACAACCTCGGTGTCCTCCATCTTGAAGGCGAAGTCCCGCACCATGTGGCGGGGTGCGATCTGGTCGTCGTCCTGAAAGATGATGACGTCGGCATCCGACTCCCAGATCCCGATGTTCCTTCGCAGGGCCACGTCCTTGTAGCCGAAGGGGTAGTCCTCCGAGTCGAAGCGCAGGATCCGAATGGAGATGCTCGAGCTGAACTTCGCCGTGGGGATCCACTCGTTGCTGACCACCGTGATCCTGTCAGGCGGACGGTCCTGCTGGCACAGGGACCACAGCAGCTTCGACGGGTTCCCGACGCTCGGGATGATGACCTCGATCTTCATCCATGCTCCTGACGCCAGAGCTGCTGATCCGCTCGGATCAACGGCCCCAACTCATCCTTTCTGCGCTCCGCCGACGTGCTCTGCTGGTGGGAGAGCGGGAGCCCGTTTACACGTCCCACCTGCAGGCCCTCTGCCCTGACGTCGTGCTCGAACTGGTCGTCCCCGAACCACCAGTTGAAGCGTTCGTCGAAGGGGATCATGAGACCCCTCCTGAACATGAAGCAGAAGCCCGTCATCCCGCCGACGCGGGCCGAGCCCTCGGTGAGCTGGATCTGGACCTTCTCCGGCAGGCCTCCCTCGAGAGGTGCGTGCTGGTCGGGGTAGACAATCCCCAGACGCGGCTGGGCCTCGAGGATCGACGCCATCATGGGGAGCGTCCCCGGCAGGATCGTGATGTCGTCGTTCAGGATCGCGATGTAGTCGCCGCTCGACATCCCCACGCCCGCATTCCACATGCGGTAGATCCTGTGCTCGAACTGGCCCGACTCCAGCAGGTTGACCTCCACCCCATCCGCCTTCAGGACGTCCAGCAGCCACATGAGCTGGGGCGGGTGGTACAGGGTCGGGATGACGGCTGAGATCAACGTCGCTTCCCGATCATCTGCGGGCCACCACCGACCTGAGGATCCCCTCGGGCGCGGACAATGTCGCACGCGGCCATGTTCATGAGCAGGGGCCACGTGTCGTCGAGGAAGCGGTAATAGTCGGGCCTGTTGTGCTCTGGGAAGCCCGTGGTGTGGGTGGTCAGGATGAAGTAACCACCGGGTCGAAGAACGCGGGCCACCTCAGGCAGGGTGAGCCAGAACGTGGGGTCGTGCTCGAGCTGGGAAGTGGAGACCACGACGTCGAACGCGGCGTCCGCGAAATAGCTCAGGTCGAAAGCGTCCATCACCAGATCGACGCCGGGACCGCTCGAGCGGTCGATGCCGGTGTACTCGCCCTTGAACAGGGGGCGGACGCTGCCGTTGACGTTGTAGCTGCCGATTTCGAGCGTCTTCAAGCTGGAGAGGCCGAACTGGTCTACGACCGACCCGACGAACTCCATGACTGACTCGTGCATTGGAACCTCATGGGGTGGAGGAGCCGCAGGGACCGGCCTGCGGCTCCACCCTGTCAGACGTCGTCGCGCTCGATCTCGAGCGTGGCGCTGGCAAGATCCTTCTTGCCGTCGGTGAACGTGACCTTGTAGGTCCCGTAGCCCTGCACCATGAACTGGGCGCGGAGAGGACGTTCCACTCCGCAACGCAGGGTGTCGTTGATCCCCGGTCCTTCGACCCGGAACCAACCCTCGTCGACCTTGTCGTGACCGTTGAGGGTCATGTCGACGAAGTCGCCGGGGCGGTAGACGGTGGCGACGGGGCCGATGGTGATCGCCGCGTCCTTGTCCTTGACTTTCGCCATGAGCTACTCCTTCCATGATGCGGCGGCAGCAGCCTTCCGGCGAGCCTCCGACTCTACGGTTCGACCCTGACGGGGAATGCCGTACCGGTCGAGCCAGTTGAGGATGGTCTGGCGGGAGACACCGTACTCGAGAGCCACCTCTGCCAGACCGTGATCTTCGTAGATGCCCCGCAGGATCCCGATGTCCGCCGCGTCAACGGGACGCTTCTTGCGGTCGTAGCCGGTCGAGCGAACGGGGACCGCCACCTTCACCTTGACGTGCTTGGCCTTCGGCGGGTTGACCTTCATGCGGAGGCGGGGGCCCGAGTGGTCGTAGGAGCGACGTTCCGTCTTCGGGAGTTCCACGCCCTCGTAGGCTCGCTGCTTGATAGCGGCGGCCTCTCGGCTCATCGCCATTCGTGCCGCGTACTCCGCTTCCTTGTCCTCGCCGTTCCAAGTCATGACGCGCCGTTGGTACGCCATGGCGATGTCTGCTTCGTCCGCTTTGACGATTAGGAACGGCCGCATCTTCTCCAGCGCCGCGAGAGCCATTCGACTGGATGTCTGCCACGAAACGCGAGTCCGAAAGCCACGGTTGTCACGCTCGCGATGCAATGAGCCGCCAAGAAGACGCTGGACCAAGAAGAGAGGGTGAGGGTTCACCTGAGAGATGGAGACGGTAAGCGTGAGGGCATCCGTCTTGCTGTTGTGAATGATGGAAATACAACCCTCGCCATCGAAGAAGCCTGCGAGGTAGGCCAACTCGGTATCCATGACTGGATCCTACCAGAGTTGGCCCACCAGCGCAAGGGTTATTGTATGCCCGGGTCAGGCTTCGTCGTACGAGTAGTTCGCGGTCTGCTGCGTCCAGTTGCCCGGGCCAGCCGTCGCCCCGACCTGAAGCTGCATCACGAGGTACTTGGAGTACCCGTTGAGCTGACCGGCCGTGTACTGGGCGTTGTCCCAGATCGCCTTGTTGCCCGACGTGTACGTGGTGGCGTTCGCACTCGCCACCGTGGAGGTCGCCGTCGTGCCCTGCTGGTACGTCACGAAGGCCCCGGTGAAGTTCAGCGTCGTCGACGTGTCGACGGTGGAGTTGAACCAGACCTTGAAGCTCTGGACGTAGTTCGCGGGGGTGGCGGTGATCTTGAGGCGGGCCCACTTCTCGAACGAGTTGGTGCCCACCGTGATCGGGTTCGCCTGCCGGTTGGCAAGCGTGTTGAGCGCGTTGTCGGCGCTGATCATGTCGATGCCCGTCACGGCGTCCGTGACGGTTGGGCCTGCAGCGGTTGAAACGCTCAGGACGATGGTTGCGGCCACTGGCTACTCCTTGTTGAGCCCTAGCTCGACGACTTGGCTGGCGTCTTCTTCGACGGTCCAGCCGCCGGTGCGGGCGGAGGCGTTGCCACCTCCTTGGCGGAGAGAACGTCGTCGACGGTCACTACGCCCAGAGGGGTGTTCGCCATGAGCTTGTTGTACGGGTTGTTCTCGTCGTTGGGGTCACCCATCGGCGGGCGGCCGTCGTCCATCCGCGCCTCGTTGATCGGCTTCCAAGGCATGCCTGCGAGCGCCAGCTTGTTGATGCTGGCCTTTGACATGGACTCCTTGATGTTGAGCCGAAGGAAGCGGAAGGCGAGGTTGTTCTCGGGGCCACCGAAGGACTCGTCCCAGACGATCTCCCGTGTCATGAAGTCCTGCCCGAGCGCCAGCAGAGGACGGAGACCACGATCCTCGGTCATGTCCGCCTGTGTCTCTGCGTTCGCCCTGTTGATGTCCATGGTCAGGCCCAAATCCTGAGGAGAAAGGCCGTAGACGGCCGCCACCTTGCGGACCAGATAGACCAGCCACTCTTGGTACTGCATGTCTCGGTTCGATCCACGGAATGGCACGAACTTCGCGCCCTTGGATCCGCCGATGAACGCCATGGCACCCTTGCCTGCCACCTCACTGAGCCAGTAGGACTTGAAGCCCTCTACCTGCTCTGGGCGGGCTGTCTCACCGAGGTCGAGCATCCCGTCAGGTGCGGCGTTGGTGACCTGTCGCGTGTTGTACTGGGAGCCGTTTAGCTCCGCGTCGATGGTCAGCTTCAGGGTCTCGAGTGGCGAGAGTCCCATCACCGAGTAGGTGCGGGGGTTCGCCATGATGTAGACCATGTCGCGGTTCTTGAAGGGCACCTCGTAGGTGGGCGTCGGGCACCACCAGTAGCGGTTCTCGTCGGGATCGCCGTCCCAGATCGTGGAGACCTTGATCCTGCCCCCGTCGGTGCCGTGCAGGTAGGCGAGGGAGCCGTCGAGGGTGCGCTCCTTCTCGATCACGCCCGCGTCGAGGACGAGGATGTCCTCCATGATCGGCTCGATCCACGAACGGAACGACTCGACCATCGGGTTGGGCTGGTTGAAGAGTGCCCGCAGCTCCTTCTGGAGCGGCTTGCTGTACTCCAGAGTGGAGTCGAAGGGGACGATGTCCCACTCCGCGCTGGACACCTGCGTCTTGCGGATGTTGATCGCAGCCCGGATCCACTCCGAGTGCTCGGCCCAGTTGCGGAACAGGGCCGAGGACGACTTCGATGCCCGACCCCTGTCCTGATAGGCCAGCGAGGCGCTGCCCTTCGGTTGGTTCTTGGGCGAGGTGCGATACCCGTAGAGCGACTTCCTCAGGGCAATGCGACCCTGAGGCGTCAGCAGACCCGGCGGAGCGGTCAAGGCCATCAGCGCGGCTCCTTGAAGTGCGCCGCAAGGACTCTGTCCTGCTGGGCGTTGATGAAATCGGACTCGAGCTTCTTGTTGGCGGAGGCGATGGCCTCGTCGTAGGTGAGACGGTAGGTCTCGATCCCCTTCAGCAGGCTGGCAATGTAGGGCGGGACCGTGCGCTTCCCGTCACGGAACTCCAGCTCGACAGGCTCATCCCACGACAGCATCACGCCCACCCCTTGTAGAGGATCGTCACGTCGTGGACGGGGCACATGCCGAGGTAGTTGTCACCCCTGCTCGGGGGGCAGGTGCAGCGCACCGTGGCGTCCCCCGTGAGGGGAGGCTTGACGTACGGTGTCCAGCGCCACGGGACCTCCATGGGAGCCGTGCTGGTTCCCGTCGTGTTCACGGGGCAGCGATGCTCGTTCCCCTGCCACCACGTCCCGCAGTCGGGACACTTCAACACCGCCATCAGGCTGCTCTCACTTTCAGACTGCCGAAGAAGAACTCCTGACCACCGAGATCCATCGAGTACCCGAGGGCGTCCACGAAATCGTCGTGGCCCTTGGGGAAGGAGAGCAGCTCGACCTCGAACGCCGAGCCCTTGAGGGAGGAGTGCAGGAAGACCTTGTGGGCCTCGAACTTCGCAGCCACCGCTCGTGCTCGGGTCGTCTTGTCGACGTCCGCCTTCTTGCCCTCGATGGGGATCTTGGGGTAGGTCTCCATGACCTCTTGGATCAGGGTCGACTGGAACTGGTTGCTCTCGACGATCACGATGCTGATGTTCGGGTAGGCCATCCAGCCGTCGTGGATGAACTCCGTGTGGTGCGACTCGCGCTTGTCGCGGTAAGCCGAGAGCACGTAGAAGTCGCCGGTATCGAGGTTCTCGGCAGTGATTACTCGAGCGGTGAAGTCAGCTCTCTCCCGAACAGAGGAGGCGAGGTCAACTCCCATCCGAAGGAGCCATCTCCCCGGAGGAAGGACGTCGAAGTGGGTGAAGGGCCCGTGGAAGATGTTGCCCTCGAGGAGCCCGCTGATGTCGTTCTGGTAGGCGCAGGAGAAGAGCGGAGAGCCCATCTCGTCCTTCTCCTTGAGCAGTCGATCAACCGACCAGTACTCAGGCCAGTACGAGACGAGCCTCCCATCAGGACCCTCCGTGAGCGCCGACACGACGTGACTCCGCCAGCCCATCCCGCCATCGGCGAGCGGCTTCATGAAGATCTCGTACAGGTCTTCCTCGCCCCACCGCGTTCCGATGGCGACCACCACCCCGTCAGGGGAGAGGCACGGCTTGAGGGTCTTCTTGAACCACGTCTCGACCTGTTCCCGCTGGTCGACGCTCTGGGTGTTCTCCTCGTCGAGGATGTCGTCCATCAGGATCAGGTCGAGGCGCTTGCTGATGATCGCGCCGCCAACGCCGACGGCGAACATCGTGACGTCCTTGGAGATATGCCAGCGCGAGCCAGCGACGAGCCATTCCTTGTCCGTCCACTTCGACGGTGAGGGCCTGCTGTCAGGGAAAACCTCGCGGTGGAGGGGGTTCGCTTCGACCGTGTACTTGATGGCTCGGGAGAAGTCCTTGGCCTGCGTGTCGGTGTTGGAGACCATCGCGATACGGAGATCGGGGTACTTCCCCACCAGCCAACTGCACAGGATGGTGTTGTCCCACGTCGTCTTCGCCCCGCCTCGCGGAAGCAGGTAGACCTCGTTCTCGCGGCGGTACATCGCGTCGAGGGTCTCGGCGACCATCTTGCGGTGGTGGGCCGAGGGAACGTACCCGAAGACGAACTCGCCGTAGGCGAAAACCGCCTCTGGCCCGTCAGTTCTTGCGAGGGCTACCAATGCGTGGGAGCGGAGACTCCCCAGTGTCTCCGGGGACCAGCCCGCGAGTTGCTTCAACAATGCCGCGAAGAACGTCGGGTCCGAGGGATCCGACGGCTGTGAGGGTGACTCCAAGGTTCCGCTCCTCGGTGATGTTGCTCGGCTTCCCGAAGAGAACCTGCAGCCGGTCGATCAGGAGCGCGACGTCGGAGGGCTTGATCACCACGAGGGGCTCTTCGATCCACTCGTTGGCCCGGAAGACCTTCCGGGTGCCCTTCATGTCCTCGCGCATCTTCATGATCGCTTCGTCGATGGCGTCGATGGCGTGATCGCGGACCTGAGCCTCGCGAGCCAGCTTCCTGCCCTCGGCGTCGGCCATCAGGGTCTCGGCGTGCTCAGTGGCCCGCGACTTGAACTCCTCGCGCTTGCGAGTCCACTCCCGCTTCTTCGACTGGATCGAGACCAGTGAGTGGTTGTGGACGTCAAACTGGCGAGCCAGCTCACGCAGGCTCACATCGCTCGAGACGTACATCCGCTCCATGGCGTCGTAGTCGTAGCGGTTGTTGCTCACCGGATCTCCCTGACGACGCCCACGTGGTAGTCGTCGTCGACCCAAACCTCGACCTCGGTCAGACGTGGCCTACGTGATAGCAGGCGCTCCATGATCCACGCGGCGATCCCGTCCAGCGTCTGGACCCCGCCCACGAGCATGTCGCCGAGGGGATGAGCGTCCAGCTCGAGCAGAACGCTCCGTAGATCAGCGGGTAGGTCAGACCTGACCCCCGCGTCAGTCCCCTGCTCGGTGGCCTTCACGTAGAAGCGATGCCCATGGACGTAGGGCCCATGGGCAGGGTCGAGGTGCGTGGAGTCGAAGTGCTGCTCCGACGTGCAGTAGAACTTGCTCACGCCTCGGGCTGGACCTCAGTGGGCTCCGGCGGGATGTCCGCGTTGACCTGAGCCGCGAACTCCGGGTCGGAGCCGGTGGTGCCGTCGGGCTCCACGTCGGTCTTCCCCGCGAGGATGCGGAGGCAGTTGTTGCAGACGTCGTCCGTGACGTTGATGCGGTCGACGACCTCGTCCTCCTCCGCGATCTCGAGACCGCACATGGTGGACGTGGAGTCGTCGAGACGCACCGCGTGACGCGTCATGTGATGGATGCCGGTCCTGATCCTGACCCAGAGCATGTCGGCCATGAGATCCTCCTCAACAAGAAAGACGGGTCGCCCTACAAGAGAGCGACCCGTCCATTCGGGGCTACCTGCGGCTCGACCAGCCTCGGAGGTCAACCAAGAGAAGGGGGAGCCAGCGAACCCGTATGCAGTTGTAACACGGAGCCTACACCACGGGCAACTACGTCTCGCTGTCCACCTGTTCAGGTTTGGGCATGCTGACGTCTACCCACTGGTCAGTTTCGACGCTGTACCTCCAGTCGAGAACGAAGGAAGTGAGCGGCATGAGGCTCACCGTCCCGTCCTCGGTGAGCACGACGCCGCCCACATATCCCTCGCCAGAAGCCATTCCAAGCAGGAGACCATTGCCGCCGACGCCGTCCAGCTTGATCGAGACGCGGGGCGGCTCGTCGAACAGGGCGATCCCGCTCATCCCAGCGCCTCGTAGATCGCTTCGCGGACCTTGGCGCGACCGGGCCCGATGCGGTAGAAGGTCTCCACCTCCTCGCGGATCGTCCGGTCGAGAGCTTCGCGGACGTGACGTCCGATGATCAGCTTGACGTTCTCGGGCTGGCAGAACTCCTTGACCGCCGCCTGAAGGTCTTCGTCCAGCTTCGCCTCGTACTCCGAGAGAGCCGCGAGGATGCTGAACTCCATCCGCTCGAGGGTGAGGCGGACGATGGGGATGCTGGGGAGGTTGGGAGGGCTCACCGGATCCCCGAGCACCGGGCGCACATGGTCGGGCCCCTGAGGGCTGACCCGAGGCCGATGTAGAAGCAGACCCTCCGCTGACCGCAGGCATCGCACTTCTGGCGAGGCACCCGGTAGAGGCTGATCGCCATAGTCATGGTCATGGGGTGGTCGGACGTGGCGAACGTCGTGTCCACGTCAGGAGAGAACATCGTCCCCTGATCTGGGTGGTGTGGCTTGGGGGTCTTCACCACGACCGGCGGTGGTTTCGTCCCGAACTCGGGGAACAAGGTCTGGATCCTCCTCTTGGATGACGTTCATGAGGATGAGATGAAACTCAAGGCTGTTGATGGCCTTCCCCGGTGGGATCCGCTCCATGGCGGTGCGGACCCACCGGGTGAAGGGGTTTACCGCGTGCGGAAGCGGCGGGTCGCCCACAGGCCCATCCCGCTCAGGAAGAGCAGGACCATCACGACCGGCAGGACTGGGTTGGTGCTCGAGCCAGAGGCTGCGAGGGTCGAGGTAGCCGGGGGCGTACCAACGGGCGGCGTCTCGGGCGGCACGGTGACCAGCGGCGTCGGAGACGGGCTCGGAGAGACGCTGGGCACTGGCGACGGGCTGACGCTCGGAACGGGCGACGGGCTCGGAACGGGCGACGGGCTCGGGGACGGACTCGCACTGGGGCTGGGCAGGATGCAGCCGTTCGCCAAGGTGCAGGGGGGGCTCGTCCGGTCAGGAGTCGGGCTCGGAGACGGGCTCGCGGACGGGCTCGGAGACGGGCTCGGAGACGGACTCGGCACCGGGCAGGCCCCGATCACGATGGTGCCACTGGCCTGATCTGCGCCCTTGAAGCGCAGGCCGTACGTATAGGTGCCGGGAGCGAGAGGGGTGGTTCCATCGGTCAGGAGCATGTCTCCCGGCTCGAGGATGAACTGCCAGCCCTCGGTCACACCGGCAACCGTGATGGAGCCGGATCCGTCGATCTTCGCGCAGTCAGTGGTCTGGAATGTCGGCAGAGTGGGCGGAGTCGGGGTCGAGCAGGGGATGGCGACGATCTCGGTGGTGATCTTGCTCCACTCGTCGTCGTTGCTGTTTCGCTGGCGCTGGTCCAACGTGGCAGACCCATCAACGGTGATCTTGTCGCCGTTCTCGTAATCGGTCCACGCACCGCCTTCGAGGCGGTACTGGCTGTGCTTGGCATCGGCGTGCAGGGTCACCGTGGCGACCGACGTGCCGTCGACGCACTGCTGCGAAACGTCAGGGTTCACGCCAGCGCCGAGCCAGCAGTGAACCCGAGCATGAGGGCGACGAGCCCGAGACTCGCCAGAACGGAAAGGATGCGCTTCACGTGGACCTCCTATGAATGATCGTGGAAGAGTGGATCTGAACAGGGGATGTCCGTCTTGATGTCGCGCAGCTCCTTCTCGATCTGGCGAAACATGTCGGCGATGTCGAGGGACGGCTTTGGAGGCGGAAGGCCCGCGCTCTCGAGGACCGGCACGATCCCCGTCATTTCCGTGGGCTCCTGCCCGACTGGGTAGTAGTAGCCCCGGATGTCCTTGTATCGCTTGATTGCGACGGGCTCAGTCAGCTCCTCGAAGTTCGCCCGCTTGAACTCGGCGGAGGTCATTTCCTTCACGGCAGATCCTTCGTTCTCTCGGAGTTGAGGCGGGCCTGTGCCTCGGCGGCGTAGCCCTCGTGGGTGGAGTTGAACGCCCCGAACTTCGCGGTCGCCTTGTCGTACTCAGCGAGCACCAGACCCACCACCTCCTCGGGGGTCACCGGGTCCTCGTGCTCGTCTTGGGCAGCTTCGCCATGATGACGTCGCGCTGGTGCTGGGTGAGCTTCGAGATCACGTCATCCCCCGGCAGGTAGTGATACCCGCTGACGCCCTTGTACTCCTTCACGGTCGCTCTCCCGTCTTCGATCACCACCACAGCGGTGGCGTCCTTGCCCTTCGCGAGATCCACCCCCACGACGGGCTTTCGCTTGGCCCTCAGGTCCCGCTGGTGCTGGGCGTTCTCTTCTGGGGTCCGAGCCTTCATGTTGACCTCCGGGTGGTACGGCTGGGTGGTACGGGTGGTACGGGCTAAGAGTGGGGGTGGTACGGGGTGGATGTCAAGCAACATTCGTTCATGTTGGGGAAGAGTTAGGTGGTCAGGTGCAATATTTTGACGTCGCTCGACACGGCCCCGAAGTCCCGTGGACTTCCGAGACCGGGGGCCGTCCCCTCGTGGCCGTCGACCCCGCCGCGTGCTCGCCAGCGTGCTCCCAGACGCTGCAGGAGCCACGCAGAGCCACGATCCATCACGAACGGGTGTGTGGACATGGTCGAGGGCTGGCTGCGGGGATGTTGTGCAAGAGGAGGGGGTGCGGGGGCGTTGACGCCAGCACGCTCAACCGCTCGCCAGCGTGGGTCGAGGTAGAGCATGGGATGCCCATGGTGACTGGGCTGGGGGCGGGCCGAAGGGGTCGCGGGCGCAGTCTCTGAGCCGCCGTTGGAGGGTCATTCCGAAAGTGGGGAATGGGTCGCTCTGGTAGAGGTATTCCATTCGTGGCGGTGGGGATGCGGCGCTCCACGCCATGCTCGATGTTGCCAACACGGTAGGCCCTAGTGGGGGTTGACATCCCAACATGGTCCGTATAGGCTCTGCCTTCGCAGTTGATCCTTACCCCTACGGAGGCCCTGCCTACCGCACGCTCACCACCGTCACAGGTCGCGTCGTGAAGACGCCGCCGCCAACTCCCGACGATGCGCGAACTGGCTCGCAAGGCCCACCCGCCACCGCCCCGAGCAGACCCCGAGCGATGAGGGAAGGCCTCGCAGCCCGCACACGGCTGTCACGCCCTCGCCTGAAGGTCATCAGCACGGACGCCGCTCCATTCACCAGAGCCCCCACGAGGGGCTCAGGCGAGTGGATGGGCCACTCAGATGGACATCCGCTCCGGCTACGGAGCACGTTCCTGACTCTCACCCGAGCCCTTGCGAGGGCTCCGGCGAGCGGAGGAGCCGCTCATCCAAGGAGGTCAACCGTGGGACACGGGATGGACATGACTCAGGAGGAGGTCCACGCCCTGTACGCCAGCATCATCGCTGAGCACAAGTCGTACCCGTGCATCTGGCCGGGTGGCTGCGATCAGGTGATCGAGTATCAGGATCTCACCTACTGCCCCAAGCACATGGTGGCGGTTCGCGCCATGTACGACGCACCGCTCACGGGCATCGTGGGCGAGCGCACCCGCGCAGCCAGCTCCAAGGCCGACATGAGCCCAGAGGCCGTGGCAGCTCGCAAGCTCGCCAAGGCCCGCGAGTTCGAGGCGGTCGCCTACGTCAGGGAGTACACCGGCTCGTGGGGCCTGCCACTGGACATCCGCGCCAGTGAGAAGTGGGGCACCAAGTACATGAAGCTCACCGAGCGTCAGGTCGACGCCCTGCTGTCAGGCAAGGCACGCGACGTGGAGCGCGAGGCCGCACGTGTGGCGGCGCTCGCCACGGCTGCCGTCGACCCCCTGCTGGTCTGGCTCGCCAAGCCTGAGACGTGGAAGGCGTCGAGCTTCCTCGCATCTCTCGCGTCACAGGCTCGCAGGTTTGGCCTGAGCCCACGCCAGCGCGAGGTGGCCCAGCGGATCATGGACGAGCAGAGCGCCCGTCCTGCGGCCTCTGGTGTGGCCGTGGAGCCCGTCACCGAGGGCATGTATCGCACGCCCGAGGACGTGATCTACAAGGTCGTGAAGGCAGTCCACGGCTCAGGTCGCCTGTACGCACAGCGGCTCGAGATCGAGGGCAACAGCGGACGGTTCGAGTACGCGGGCGGAGCGATCCGCTCTCTGCGGGCCGAGTGGAAGATGACTCTGGAACAGGCCAAGGCGTTCGGGAGCCTGTACGGCTTCTGCGTCCGGTGCGGTGCCACGCTCACCGACGACGTCTCAATCAAGGCCGGGATCGGCCCCGTCTGCGCTGGGAGGTTCTCATGATCGGATCCATTCTCCTGTGCGACCGCTGCGGCGAGACCGGCGGCGCTCTGGCAGCCCCTGACGGGGCCACATCTCGCAAGGTCGCCTACCGAGGCACCATCCGCCGGGTCAAGGTGGGCCGCACGCACTACCGCGTGAGCGGACCCGGACGCCTCCACTCGCTCGACCTGTGCGGGCGATGCAACACCCCCAAGGTTCTCGCCGACGCCCAGCGTGACGCGGCCAACAGGGCGGAACGCTACGGCGAGAAGTTCACGCGAGCCTGACGTTCGCCTGTGCCACAAGAGCTGGCACAGGCGAGCCCCAGACTGGGACTCAGATGGAGGTCAACCACGTGTGTGAGAAGCACGGCACCACGTTCAAGGTCGTGTGCGGCGAAGAGGTCTGCGGCGGCTGCTGGGCAGACGAGTTTCTCGGCCCTGAGCCCGCGAGGCGGCAGCGGCCGAAGGTCAAGGTCGAGGCGAAGATGCGCCACCACAGGGTGAGCAGGCACTGACATGAAGTGCCGCTGCGGTCATGGGCTGGGCGTCCATCGCCCGACACCGAATGCCCTCGCGAAGCGCCGCGCTCGCGTCCGCATCCACGGCTTCGGCGTGCCGCGCTGTCGGCGGGCATGCCAAGCGATCACGCGCCCCTTCGCCACCGCTCCCATCCACTGCAAGTGCCGAGACTGGCACCCGGAGGTCAACCGATGAGCCTGTTCAGCACCACCACCTACGAGCGCACCGACCACGGGCTGGTCGAGACCCACGTCCCCGTCTTCGACGGCCCCTACGCCTTCAAGGTCGAGGTCAGCGATGACCGTGGGCGGCACTGGGCCACCAACGGCCTGCGCTGGGCCGATCAGGAAGGCGCTGAGAGCTGGGGCTACGGGCTCTCGATGCGCTGGTTCGGCTGCACCAACATCCGCGTCGTGCGGGAAGCGGACGGCGTCGTCGTCCGCGACATCCTCTAGGAGGTCGACATGGGCAAGGCAATCCCGATGGGCCGCACGCGGCCCGCATCCAATCCGTGGCTGACGATCACCAACGGCGACTGGACGTGGAAGGTGCTGCAGGCACACGTCGCCAACCCCGACCAGAAGTACGCCTCGTGGTTCTGCGTCGTGGTCACGCCCTACACCGGCTCGCTGGGCGACATGGGTGACACCTACATCAGCGAGGTGCAGGGCTACGTCACCCAGCGCGACCCCAGCGTCCCAGACGAGGCGCTGCCTCGTCACCTGCGCCACAACGCGGCCAAGAGCGTGACCCGCGTCAACGCCGGGTTCACCATCGTGGAAGTAGGGGACTGATGGCACGTCCATCGGACTGTGTCTGCGGCCACGACTACCGCGACCACACGTTGCTGGAGATCGACCAGCGACGAGGCTGCGAGATGTGCGCGTGCGAGGAGTGGCGCACCCCACCCTGCTCCGAGTGCGAGCACATCAAGGCCAATGGCGGCTTCGGGCCGCCCCACAACGCCAGCCCACGCTGCCAGTCTGGCGGCCACAACCACTGCACGTGCGATACTTGTTTCTAGAAGCACATCCCGCTGTACAATGGGTGTCATGAAGCGCACCTGCCGGTTCTGCGGCACCAATGACCAAGCCGCGTTCTACGACCCCACCACCACATCTGGCATTGCCGCCGGTCATTGCTGCCGATCCTGCTGGGTCGAGAAGAGCGTGGAGTGGCGGCGAACGCATCGAGACCAATGGAACCGGAAGCGCCATCGCACGATGACCATCAGGAAGTTGGGCATCGACGGCGAGACGTACGACGCGCTCATGGTCGAGGCTAGGTGCGCCGCCTGCGGAGCCACGGAGGGTCAGGTCAGGAACGGCAAGCCGTCCCGGCTGGTCATAGACCACGACCACGCTACAGGCCGCATCCGGGGCATCCTCTGCCACTCCTGCAACTTGGCTCTAGCCAACGCCAACGACGACCCGGCCATCCTTCGGGGGCTGATCGTCTATCTCGATACGTGCTTCTGAGGAGGTCAACATGAAGCGTTTCGTGCTCAATCCGACGGAGGAGCGGCTCCTCCTCCACGTCCTGTCTGAGTACAGGGCGGCCCGCTTCGGTCGCGACCGAGCCAAGGCCAACCTCGCCAACGTCAACGATCACATCGGCTGGCGGCGCGAATTCGAGCGCGGCCTCGCCACGGAGAGCCTCAACATCAACCGCGAGTCGATCCGCATCCTCACCGACGTCACCAGCATCCTGAGGACCCAACGATGACGACTCAGGAAGAGAACCTCGCCGTGATGGCGAGCGAGATGCGGGCAGCCCGGAACCTCAACACGAGGCTCCACGACATCTGCCCCAAGTGCCGCCAGTGCCTCCGCAACCACGGGCAGCCCCGGCCGCCCGCCCACCTCGACACGTGCCCAGACAAGGAGCCCCAGCCATGATGTCAGCCCAGTTGATCAAGGACGTCTCCGACGTCGCAGCCTACCGGGCGGCCGAAGAGGACCGGAAGCCACTCAGCATCTGGTCCGAGCGCGACTCGACCCACATCCCGTTCCTCGGGGACTACGTGCCCGAGGGCTGGCGCATCGCCAAGTGCAGCGAGCTGGTCGAGCAGCCGGGCACGATGTGGCACTACAACCCCGACGAGGAGGTCACCTTCATGGTCGACTCCTCCGGCTTCGGCTCCCCCGGCGAGCCAGCCCTGACCATCCCCGAGTTCGGCCGGTTCGCCGTCGCCTCGGGCATGGCGTGGGCCATCCGCGAGGCGGGCCAGTTCCAGATCGTGGTCTCGCCCTACATCGAGGACCCCGAGTCCCCCGGCGTCCCCGCCCCCAGCGAGGACGACGTGATCTGCAAGGAGTGCCACACGATCCACGACGGTCTCGAAGAGTGCGACTTCGACCCCTACTCCTGCGAG